TATGTCAGGAGTTTCAATTTATACATACACAACTTTAAAACAAGCCATCAAAGATTATACTGAGGTTGATGATTCTGTATTTACAACAACTATCTTAGATGGTTTTATAATGGCTGCTGAGTATAGAATTAATAATGAGCTGCCTATGGACTCCGATAGATTTGCACAAGATGGTACACTATCTACAGATAATAATACAATTAATGTTCCAGCTGGTGCTCTATTTATTAGAGGTATTGAAGTATTTAATTCAACAGCAAACACTACAGGTACGGGTAGTTGGTTAGAAAAGAAAGATCAAACATATTTATCTGAATATACTGATAGATTAACTGGTCCTGAAGGTGATTTAACTGCACAAGATGTAACTGGTTTTCCAAAATACTACGCTATGTTTGGTGGTGCTACTCTTAAAACAGATACTACATCAGGAGGACTATATATAGCCCCTACACCAGATGCAGCTTACAGATTTAGAATATATTACAATAAAATGCCAGTAGGACTTGGTTCTGGTAGTGATGGAAACTCTACTACATACATAAGTAATTACTTCCCACAAGGACTATTATATGCTTGTTTAGTAGAAGCATTTGCATTTTTAAAAGGTCCAATGGAGATGTTGACACTGTACGAGAATAAGTATAAAACATCAATACAACAGTTTGCAGGAATGCAAATTGGGAGAAGAAGAAGAGACGATTACACTGACGGAACTGTTAGAATACAAGTCAAATCACCTTCACCCTAAACTAGGAGAAAAAAATTATGGCAATAACATCAGCAGTATGTAACAGTTTCAAAACAGAAGTTTTAAGAGCAATCCACAATTTTACAAATGGTGGGAACAGTTTTAAATTAGCTTTATATACAAGTAGTGCAACTTTAAATAAATCCACAACAGCTTATGCTTCAACAAACGAAATTTCTAACACATCAGGATCTGCTTATTCTGCAGGTGGTACAGCACTTACAAATGTAACACCGGCTTTATCTGGTGACACAGCTTGTTGTGATTTTGCAGATGTATCTTTTACGTCAGCTTCTTTTACAGCTAATGGTTGTTTAATATATAATGACACTGCATCGGGTGATCCAGCAGTTTGTGCGATCGCATTTGGTGGAGACAAAACTGTATCAAGTGGAACTTTTACAATTCAATTTCCAGTAGCAGACGCATCAAACGCAATCCTTCGTATAGCATAGGGAGTAATTCCTTATGTCGGTAATTAGAACCTTCGTAGTAACAGTAGTAAGTACCGATTCAGGAAATAAATATTTTATTGATGGAGTACAGCAAGAAACTGTAAATCTTGCAGAAGGAAGTACTTATAGATTTGATCAGTCCGATAGTTCTAACAACAATCACCCTTTAAGATTTTCTACAACAAGTAATGGAACACATTCTGGTGGATCCGAATACACTCTTGGTGTAACTACAAATGGAACGCCTGGACAAGCTGAAGCATATACTCAAATAGCAGTGGCCGCAAGTGCACCACAACTTTATTATTATTGTACAAATCACTCTAATATGGGTGGAACAGCTAATACAGTAGCTTCAAATACTTGGGGTGTCCTTGAATGGGGTTTAAATGAATATGGTTCTCAAGATTCTGTAGATATTGATTTAACAGGACAAGCCGCAACATCTTTAGTTGGTTCAATAGACGCTTTTAATGAAGAAGGTTGGGGCCGACAACAATACGGAAACTCTGGTTGGGGTGTAGATTATGCAGTTCTTCCTACAGGTTTACAAGCAACTTCTGCAATTGGAAGCGTTATTGCTTTTGACATACAAACTATTATACCAACAGGTGTTGAAGCAGAAACAGATCTTGGTTCCTTAACTACGGGTGTAGAATCTATTGCAGCTTTAACAGGATTACAAGCACAATCAGAACTTGGTACTTTTGATAACGCAGGTACACTGGTTGGTTGGGGTAGAAATGGTTGGGGTGAAGAACCTTATGGAAATTCATTTAATAGCTTAGTTCAACTTGTCGGTTCAGCAGCATTAACTATGACTTCTAATGTAGGGTCATTATCAACTACACTAGAAACAATTGCATCCTTAACAGGAGTAAGTTCTGATTCTGATGTAGGTAGTTTAGGTTTTGTTATAAGTCCTGTAGTAATATTAACAGGAGTTTCAACAACCACGGAAATAGGTTCTACTATTGTTGGAGATTCTGTTGGCTTAGTAGGAGTTCAAGCAACAACTGCATTTGGTGGAATAATTCTTGATGCTCTTACAGAACAACCAACAGGACAACAAGCAACAACAAGTCTTGGTCAAATATCACCAGCAGATGTAATGGGGTTAACAGGATTACAATCAGCAACATCCATTGGTTCAATTGTTCCTGAAATAGGGGTTCCATTAACTGGTCTATCAACTACTTCTTCTTTAGGCACACCAAATTTAATATTTTCAATAGACCTTACTTTAACCGGACAACAGGCAACATCTAGTGTAGGAGACGTTATTGTACTAGGATATCAAGACGTTAATATTGTAGGAAATACTAATTATTCTGATGTTGACGTTGTAGGCGAAACATCGTATACAGATGTAACACACGTAGCTTAGGAGAAAAAATTTATGGCATCAACATTTACAGATCTTGGTTTAGAATTAATGGCTACCGGCGAAAATGCTGGTACTTGGGGAACAAAAACAAACGCAAATTTAAATCTTGTAGAACAACTTACAGGGGGTGTTAATTCCCAAGCTGTAACTGATTCAGGGACACCTACAGCTTTAACAATAGCGGATGGTGCTTTAACAGGTACTGCCCAACACAGAGTTATAGAACTTACTGGAACAATATCTGGAGCAAGAGTTGTAACTTTTCCTTTACTTACAGAAAATTTTTACATTATTAAAAATGGTACATCGGGTGCTTACACAGTTCAATTAAAAGCAGCATCTGGTTCAGGAGCAACAGTAACTTTTGCAGCAACTGATAAAGGATATAAACTTATTTATCTTGATGGTGTTGCAACTAACACTGGTCTTTTTGAAGCTTCTATAGGAGAAGCAAACGAAGTAACTCTTACAGGAACACAGACTTTAACAAACAAAACTTTAACAGCACCTAAAATTGGAACTTCAATTTTAGATACTAACGGAAATGAATTATTACTTTTAACAGCTACAGGTTCAGCGGTTAATGAATTAACACTAGCAAATGCTGCAACAGGTGATGGTCCTATTCTTTCAGCAACAGGTGAGACTAATGTTGATATAAATTTAAACCCTAAAGGAACAGGAACTCTTAAGTCAGGAACAGCTGCAGTTAAAATTGCAGGCAAAGAAACTATTTGGGTTCCCTCTGCAGCAATGTATCCTTCTACAACTAATGGAGCGTCAGCTCAACAAGTAGAAACAACAGCAACAAGACCTGATATGAAAGTATTAGATTTTGATCCAAGTTCAAATGAATTTGCACAATTTGCAGTAGCTTTTCCTAAATCATGGAATGAAGGTACAGTGACTTATCAAGTTTACTGGTCACCTAGTAATACAAATACAGGAGACTGTATATTTACTTTATCTGGTGTGTCGGTTGGTGATGGTGATACTATTGATGTAGCATTTGGAACAGTAATTACTCTTACAGATGCGGGTATAGGAACAGTTGAAGATCAACAAGTTACAGGTGAAAGTAGTGCCATAACAATTGCTGGTTCTCCAGCAGTAGATCAACTAACTTATTTTAGACTTGAACGTCTAGCAGGTAACGGAGCCGATACATTTACAGGTGACGCAAGAGTTCTTGGTATTAAATTATTCTTTACTACTGACGCAGCTAACGACGCATAAGGAATTTAAAGATGAGAGATATTAAAAATAAACTTACCTCTGGTAAGAATACAAAAAATATAAAATTAAAAAAAGGTAAATCTTTTGGTTATCAAGTTTTAGGATTTGGTGGCGGAGATAGAGCTGTACCTCAATTTACAGTAGCAAGTGGTGGAAATGCTACCCATACTGACGGTGATTATAAAATACATGCTTTCACAGGTCCTGGTAGTTTTGTTGTATCACAAGCAGGAAACCTGCCTGATTTTCCAGGAGACCCTTTAGCTGGTCCTTCAAGTGTAAGTTACTTAGTAGTTGCTGCTGGTGCTGGGGGAAACGTTGGCGGTGGCGGTGGTGGCGGTTTTAGAACATCTTATCCAAGTCCTGCTGGAACTAATCCAATTTCAGCAGCTAGCTTTCCTGTTACTGTAGGGGGTGACAATAATGATTCAGTATTTAATGGTATAACATCTACATCGGGTGGTGGTGGACAACATTATGGAGGCCCTACGACTCAACCCGGAAACCCTGGCGGTGCTGGAGGTGGAGCAGGATCTGCCGCTGTCCCTGCTGGAAGACCTGGTGGTAGTGGTAATACTCCTCCAACAAGCCCACCACAAGGTAAAGATGGTGGGAGAAGCGGTACTAATTCACAAATCGTTGGTGGTGGTGGCGGTGGCGGCGGTCCTAATGGACAAGTAGGTGAAAATTCTCCTGGCAGTAGAGGTGGTAACGGCGGCAATGGTCAACCTCTTGCTACAGGTTTTTTTGGTCCAAACGCACCAAGTTATGGAGTACCTGGTCCTTCTTCTGGAAGATGGTTTTCTGGCGGTGGAGGTGGTTCTTATCACCAAGGTAATATTGATGGAGGTACTGGAGGTGCTGGCGGTGGCGGCAGGGGTACAAGATTAGGCCCATCAAATCCTCTTCCTGCTCAAGCAGGAACAGCTAATACCGGCGGTGGTGGTGGAGCTTCTACAGGTCCCGGTGGTGCTGGTGGTAGTGGACTTGTTGTTATAAAATATAAATTTCAATAACTAGACTTTTTAAAAAAAATAAATATAATCTTATTTCATGAAAGTAATAAGAAATTTTTTATCAAAAGATAAATTTAAATATTTAAAAAATATTGTAGAAGACCCTAGATTTCCTTACTATTATCAAAAAAACCTTCTTCCCGTTAAATCAAAAAAATGGGATAAATATGATTTCTTTTTTTGTCACATGTTGTTTAGAGATGGATTACAAGTTTCTGGAAATAAATTAGTTGAAAGTGTTTTATATCCAATAACTGAAAAATTAGGTGCAAAAAAAATACATAGAGCAAAAGTAAACTTATATACAAACCAGCACAAACATTCAGAATCTGGTTATCATGTTGATACTGATTATGATTATATAAAGGTAGCTCTTTTTTCTGTAGGAACTAATAATGGTTGGACAGAATTTGAGTCTGGAAAAAAATTTTTATCAAAAGAAAACTCTATTGTTTTATTTGATTCAAACAAAAAACACAAAGCTGTCACTCAAACAGATACAAAAATTAGAATAAATATAAATATAAATTATGAGTAACACTATAATACTTGGAGGAGGTTCTGCCGGTTGGATGACGGCCGCAACTTTAATAAAAATGTACCCAGATAAAAACATAACATTAATTGAATCACCTAATACTCCAACTGTTGGTGTGGGTGAAAGCACTCTAGGTCAGATCAATAAATGGTTAGATTTACTTGGTATTAAAGATGAAGATTTTATGCCTCACACAGACGCTAGCTATAAACTAAGTATTCGTTTTGAAAATTTTTATAAAAAACACGATGAAGGATTTCATTATCCTTTTGGAAGACCCTTTGAAGAAAACTTAACTTGGGGAAAACAAAATTGGTTTGTAAAAAAATATTTTAATAAAAAAATTAACAACAATGATTACGCTAATTTTATTAACCCTAATATGTCTTTAGTTAATAACAACACAATATTTAAAAACACAAAAAATGAATTAAACGGTTTTGATTTTAAAAAAGATACTGCCTATCATTTTGATGCTACAAAATTTGGAACATGGTTAAAAGATAATTACTGCATACCTAAAGGAGTTAAACATATTGTTGAAGATATTAAAAACATAAAAACAAATAAAGAAGGTATTGTGTCTTTAAACGGATACAAGGCAGATTTATATTTTGATTGCACTGGTTTTAAATCTATCTTAATGAATAAGATAGGTGCTAAATTTAAAAGCTACTCAGACTTATTACCTAATAATAAAGCTTGGGCGACAAGGGTTCCTTATAAAGATAAAGAAAAACAATTAGAACCTTTTACCAACTGTACAGCAATTGAAAATGGTTGGGTATGGAACATACCTAGTTGGGAACGTATTGGCACAGGCTATGTTTATTCTGACAAATATGTGTCGGATAAAAAAGCATTAAAAGAATTTAAAAATTATTTAGATAATAAAGGACATGACTATAGCAAGTCTACATTTAAAAATATTGAAATGAGAGTAGGTCGTTTTGATGAAATTTTTTATAAAAATGTTTGTGCTATTGGTTTGTCTGCAGGATTTATTGAACCCCTAGAATCTAATGGTTTGTTATCTGTACATGAATTTTTAATAAATTTATTAGATGTATTTGAAAGACACGACACTATCACACAATATGATAGAGATTGTTTTAATCAAAAATGTGGTTTATTTTTTGATAAGTTTACAGACTTTGTTTCTGAGCACTATGCTTTTTCTCAAAGAAAGGACACAAAATATTGGCAAGATATAAGTAACAAAAGTTTTTTAAAGTTAGCAAAATCTGATAGTGTATTTAAAGACATGGCTGTAAGGTATGATATGTTAAATGAAAATGATTACTTTAACAGCGGTTTTGGCGAACATTATATTACAACAGGAATGAATTTGTATTCTAAGACAAACAAAAATATAGCAACTTCTGGTTTTGATCTATATAATATTACATTAGAAAACAATGATAGAGATAGGTTGGTTAAAAAATGGAACAATGTTGCTAAAAAACAATTTACTTTATTAAAATTCTTGACTAAAAACATACATAAATGATATAAGGGTGACTACATATGGCATACTTTGCAAAAATAACAGAAGATAATAAAGTACTTGGTTTACTTACTTTAACTGATACGGACACACAAAATGATGAGGGTGTTGAAACGGAATCAGTGGGACAAGCCTATTTAGAAAAACACAATAATTGGCCAGCGCATTTATGGATTCAAACTTCTTATAATACAAGATTTAACACTCATTTATTAGGTGGCACTCCTTTTAGAGGAAACTTAGCAACAACTGGTGCAGAGTGGGATCCAGTTAATAATATTTTTTGGCCAATAAAACATTTTTCAAATTGGGTAAAATATCTTCCTGAAGCTAGGTGGCAATCACCAATAGGCGATGCTCCGGAATTAACAGAAGAACAAAAAGCTGATACTAATAATGTTTATCTTTATAAATGGGATGAAGATAATAACACTTGGGTGTTGTTTAAAGACCCAGCCGTTTCTTGACAATTTAATAAAAAAAATATATCTATTAAATAGGTATGCAGAAGAAAGTATTAACAGAGCAGTCATTATACTTTGGCAACGTATCAATGCCAAAAGGTTTTGAAATAAACAGACAAGAATTAGCTGTTTATATTTCACATTGTAATTTAACTGATAAAAAAATTCCTTTTTCTAGAACCTGGGACATGTTAAATACATACATTCAAGAGCATATAAAATTAAAATATAAAATTAAAATATTTAATAAAAATACATGGGGAACGTCGTACACACCTTTAGAAACAAGCCCTCCTCTGTTAAATGTAGATCTTGTAGATTTAAAAAATTCAGCAGATTACACAATGCTATACGGCATTGAAGTTGAGGATTGTACAGTTACAATTTATTACAACGATAATCGAAGAAAAGGTAAAAGCTGGGAAATAGAATTAAAAAACAACATGTTTATTATGTTTCCTTCTAGTAATACCTACTACATAACGAACAATCAAAAAAAAAAATTAAACTTTATTCAAACTATTACTTATGAATTTATCTAATAATTACTGGTATTTTAAATCAGCATTAACCCCAAAGTTTTGTGATGATGTTATTAAATATGGATTATCTAAAAAAACAATTACAGCAAGAACAGGTGCTTTCTCTAAATTAAACTTAAACAAAAAAGAACTTAATGATTTAAAAAGAAAAAGAAACTCTGGTATTACTTGGTTAGACGACGATTGGATTTATAAAGAAATACACCCTTACATACACCGTGCCAATAAAGATGCCGGTTGGAATTTTCAATGGGATAGATCCCAAGCTTGTCAATTTACTCAGTATAAAATAAATCAATACTACGATTGGCATGTCGATAATTTTGATAAACCTATTAACCAACCCGGTGGACCAGAGCATGGTAAGATTAGAAAATTGTCTGTGACGTGTCAGTTAACTGATGGTTCTGAATATAAAGGTGGAGAACTAGAATTTGATTTTAGAAACTATAACCCTAACATGAGGGATGAAGAAAAACATGCAGTAAGAGCAAAACAAATTTTACCTAAAGGATCTATTATTGTATTTCCTTCTTTTATTTGGCATAGAGTCAAGCCGGTGACTGACGGCACTCGATATTCGTTAGTCCTATGGAACGTTGGAAATTTATATAAATAGTGACAAAACAAATATTTTATTTAACAGGCACTTTTAGATGTGGTACAACTTTGTTAAGATCTATTATAAATCAAAACCCAGAGTTTTACACAACACCTAATAGTATTATACCTGGTATAGTATGGCTTTTAGATCGTTTTAAACAACACCCCGAATATAAAAATTGGAAATGTGTTGATGTAGATAAACAATATACAAATAATGAAAAACATTATGATGAAGTAATAAAAAATACTTTTAAAAATTATTTTTCTAAACATAAACAAAAATACATATTAGAACAAGGTAGGTGGGGGACTTTAGAAAATTTTAATTTGTTGAAACACTATGGTTTTTTACCAGCAAAATTTGTAATACTTGTTAGACCTTTAAAAGAAATACTAGAGTCTTGGAACAGGGTCGATAAAATACCTAATGCTTTAATATCTAGACACTGCGATACTTTAATGGAACCTGGGGGAAGAGTTGGACAAGCAGCTGCAGCCCTAGACTTTTTAACAAAACATTATAGAGAAAATTTATTAATTATTAAATATAAAAACTTATGCAAAAAACCTGAAAAAACAATTAAAAATTTATATAAATTTTTAGAAATACCTTTTTACAATAAACATAAATTTAACAATTTAAATCAAGTTGATAGCGGTGAATCTGATCACACAAAAATAAGAACAGGTGAAGTAACAGAAAAAATACATGTAGATAAAATAAAAATACCTGATACAGTTTTAAAAAAATACAAGAAAGAAAACAATTTATTTAAACAACATGGATAAAAAAAATTATTTTACTACACCTATTTGGGCTGAAGAAAAACCGGATTTTATTAAATCTTTAAATAAAGCTTCTGATAAATACATCAAAGATTCTAAAAAAAAACATAGAAAATTATTTAAAACTACTAATGACTATGGTCAATTGCATTACTCTGGTTCTTTAGCTAACGACAATAATTTTTTGGACTTTAGAAATTATATTGGTGCTAGGTCTTGGGAGTTTTTAGATGATCACGGTTATGACATGGATCAATACCAAACTATTCTTAGCCACATGTGGGTCCAGGAGTTTAGCCAAAATGGGGGTGGACATCAATCTACACAAGTTAGTCCTAACCAACACGTATCTGGATTCTATTTTTTAAAGTGTAGTGACAAAACATCTTTTCCTATTTTTCATGAACCAAGAACCGGGGCTAAAGCAACTAAATTAAAAATGAAAACAAAATTAAATGGTCCTGTTAGTGGGACAGGGTTACTTCATTTTAAACCTGTTCCCGGTACTTTAATTATTTTTCCAAGTTATTTAGAATATGAATTTGCAATAGATGCAGCCATTGAACCATTTAGATTTATACAATGGAATATACAATCCGTACCAAAAGAAATAGCAAAAGATGCTTAAAAATATTTTCAGTACATATCTTTATGCAGGGAAATGTGATGTTAGTTTAACTAAGTTTAAAAAACATATTCTTGACACAAGGAAAAAAAATAAACAAGGATTAATAGTAAGCAATAGAAAAGGTTGGCAAAGTAATTCTTTTAATAAAATAAATAACCATAACCAAAAAGTGTTTGAGTTTTTAAATAAAGAAGTTGATAAAGTTACAAAAAATTTAAATCTTAAAGACAACATTAAATTACGTGGTTATTGGTACAACATAAATAATAAATTTTGTTTTAATGTACCACACACCCATGCAGATTATAAATTAGTTTTATCGGGTGTTCTTTATATAACAACACCTAAAAATTCTGGTAACATTGTTTTTACTAGAAACGATCCTGTTTGTGATATGATGTATGCTTCAAGTAAAGTAAATAATTATAATGAATATACTTCAAGTAATTTTACAGTCATACCAAAAGAAAAAGTTTTTCTTTTATTTTCTTCTGGTACACCCCATTATGTAGAACCAAGTTTAAGCAATCAAGATAGAATAAGCATTAGTTTTAATTACGGAATATGAGTTTTAAAAAAAATTTTATTAAATTTGAAGAATCTATAGATTTTAATTTTATTTCGAAAATT